CTCTTACGCAGAGCATATTAACTCTATAAAGGCTGAGATTGCTAATGTAGTTGAGAAAGGTTACAACGACATCAAGTCTGCTGTTAGAAATGGTGGTAAAGGATTTGCTGCTGACCTCGACCTCAAGGCAGTTGGTACAATGACCATCTCTAACAACCTGACTGGTTCTGTTTATACCTCTTATGTTGACAATCCTGCTCTGCGTTCATTCGTGAACCCACACCTCCGTAGCGTGTTCAACATCATCCCAGTTTCAACTGGTTCAGTATCTTTCCCTCGTGGAAATACTCCCGTAGGAGAGGGGTCATTTGGCAAACAATCGGAAAATGTAGCTAAGCCTCAGGTGGATTATGACGTCACTGTTGTTAACACCGCATTGTCTTTCATCGCAGGTTACGCTAAAGTTAGCCGTCAGATGATTGATGATTTGCCATTCCTTCAGGCTTATTTGCAGCAGTCTTTGATTGAAGATTTCCAAAAGGCTGAAGATACCTATTATCTGAACGCAATTGCTGCATCAGCTACCGCAGGTGTTTCTTCTGGTGCTAACACTGCCGAGAAGTTCATCGATTACCTCGCTCAGTTGGGTGCTGCGAATTGGACTGCCAATATCGCTTTGACCACTCATGCAGGTTGGGCAGGACTTTTGAAAACCAAGCCATCTGACTACTCTGTACCCGGTGGAATGGTAATTGACAACAATGGTAATGTAAGGATTGCAGGTGTTCCTGTTATCCCTCATAGCCTTGTAACTGCATCGAAGATTTATGTAATGGACTCTACAAAGTTCGCCATTGCTCAACAGTCTGGTCTTGCAGTTCGCTCAACAGAGTTTGACCAAGACGATTTCATCAAGAACCTCATCACTTTCAGATGCGAGGCAAGATGTGAATTGTTGCAGTTCCAACCTGGAGCCGCAGTTTATGGAGCAATCTAATCCTGTTTCATGCTAATACAGGGGGAGGTGTAAAAGCCTTCCCCTATTTTTGTTTTATGCCATATTCATACGATTATTTTAAGCAAGAGTTTTACAACCACATGAAATCTACTTTTCATGTGGGAATGAACATTTTAGATGTAGGTGCAGGAAGTGGACAGTATGGAAGAAACCTAAATGATAAGTTCAAGATTAATGCACTTGAGATTTATGAGCCTTATGTTGAGCAGTTTAATCTCAAGTCAATTTACGATAACGTCATTATAGGTGATATAAGGAACTTTAATACTAAAGGGTATGATTATGTCATCATGGGTGACATCATCGAACATTTGACCTATGATGAAGCAACAGCGGTATTAAATGGAATTAAGTGTAAGTATATGTTTGCAGTACCATACAAAATGAAACAAGGTGAAGTTAATGGCAACATATACGAAGCACACAAGCAAGATGACTTAACCAATGAAATTGTTTTAAGTAGGTATCCAAGAGTAAGATGTCTATTTCATAATTCGCAATATGGGTATTATATAAACTATTAACTATGAATATACTTGCATCCATACACTTATACCCTCCACAGCACAATTGCGGTGCAGAATATATGCTCCATGGAATATTAAAACACTTGCAATCTGATGGTCATCACGTTAAAGTACTCCTACATCAAGCCAACCACTACAAAATAACTAATAACTACGTTTTCGATGGTATTGATGTATTTCCTCCGAATCCGAATGTCATTGAAGGGTTAATGCGTTGGTCAGATGTTGTATTCACTCATTTGGATTATACAAGATGGACAATTCACACCGCTAAACTATATCGGAAACCAGTATTTCACCTCATTCATAATTCTCACCCGTACCCAGAGATTATTGATGCGGAAAATAGACAACATATCATTTATAATTCTTTTTGGTTAAAAGACCTATTGAATTACAATTTCCCTAATTTTGTATTAACCCCTCCTGTTGACTATCGGATTTACGATACTAATACTGACACTTCCAAGAATACTTACATTACACTAATCAACTTAAACGAAAACAAAGGGGGAAAGATCTTTGCTGAGATTGCACGTGCAATGCCACATAAGCAGTTCATGGGTGTTTTAGGTTCGTATGATGAGCAAGTAGTTCAAGACTTGCCAAATGTAGTATATGTGAAAAACAATCCTAACATCTTGGAAACTTATAAGCAGACACGAATATTGTTGATGCCATCGGATTATGAGAGTTGGGGTCGGACTGCAACGGAGGCGATGTCATCAGGTATTCCTGTTATTTGCACTGAGGCGGATGGGTTAAAGGAAAACTGCGGAAAAGCAGGTATTTACATTAAAAACCGAACCGATGTTAAGGAATGGGTCAGAAGAATTACTGAACTTGATGAAGAAAAAGCCTATCAAGGAGCATCAAGAAAAGCAAAAGCAAGAGCAAGAGAACACGACCCAAGAGAAGCACTTAATCAATTCTCAACTTGGTTCAAAGAAAAAGTTAACCAATGGTATATATAAATAGTGTAGTTATTCAAGCCGATGCAGTTGCAGAGCCTGTGAGCAGGACTGATGCAAAGAATTGGATGCGAATAGACTACACATCTGACGATACCCTTATAGATAATCTTATTTCAGCAGCAAGGCAGCACCTTGAGAAATTAACGGGAAGGTCTTTTGCGAATAAACTAATTCAGGCTAATGTTGAATGTACTGGGAGTAATCCGAAAGTATGGATAATTGATTTGCCTTATTCTCCTTTAGTTTGTATCAATTCAATCACAATCAAGGAAGGAATTAATGACACAGAAGCACTTACTGCAAATGATGACTATGAGGTCATTGGTGGTAAATTGTGGTTATATATCCCAGGAACGTACACAGTAACCTATCAAGCAGGATACGGAACACTTCCCAATGATTTGAGAAATGACATCCTTACTTTGGTTTCATGGATGTATGAGAATAGAGGCAAGAAAATGAATGCTGATCCAAAACAATCCATTTCGCAATATCCTTCATGGGAAGGTTTGAATTATCACCAATATAGGCAAGTAATAATTTAATGGCGAAAGGATTTAACATACAAGTAAATGACAGAGCAATAAACAATATACTTAATAAATATAAAAATCTTGTTAATGATGCAGCCGTTGAAATTGACATGGAATTAGCTGCTCATGGTGAGGATATGGCAAGGAGTGCGAAGAATCTTGCACCTGTTGACACAGGAAGACTAAGAGCATCAATAAGTCTAAAGAAAGACCAATTCATGAGTTATCAGCTTGTTGCACAGACTAAATACGCTGCTTATCATGAGTTTGGTACTGGTGGCTTATATGAGACTCCAGAATACCCTGAATGGGAGGAAATTGCATCAAAGTTTAAAGGTAAGAAAATCAGACCAGTCAACATTCCTGCAAGACCATTCATGAGACCAAGTATCTTGGCTTACTGGCCTAAATTCAAAACAAGAGTTATTGAGGTGCTTAAAATGTACAAATGAAAGACGCATCAAATAACATACGTGTAATATATGTTAATGTCTTAAATGGTAACTTGTCGTACAATGGGCAAGATGTACCCGTTTATGGTCAGACACCTTTTAAAACACCTCCGAAAAACTATGTTGTTATTTCATCAATTACAGAGGTTGCAAATAACAATAATCAGTATTTTGGAAATAGTGTAGATGTTGTAATAGACATCTTTAGCGAACAATACAGAGTTTATGATAATGCAGTGGTGGATAATATTTCAGGTCAAATATTGAATATATTAATTCCTGATACTGCGGTGGATGGGTTTAGTGATACTGATTTTGTAGTATATCCAACGGCAAGAACTTCATCACAATATTTACCACTACAAAATGGCGATAATTTTGTAGCAAGAAAGATAATAACAATTAGTAATTTAGTAAATCAAAAATAGAATACAATGCCACAAATTTTAGGTTCATTACAAAACATCGAAATAGATGTAGCAGGTGGAACATCATACAAGAATCTTGTATGTCTTCGCACTGGTTCAGTAAATACTACAATGGATGCAACAGTTGAGCAAACTAATTGCGGAGTTCTGACATCACCTTCAGAGCCACAGATGACAGTTGATTTTGATGCTATTTGCGAAGCTGCACCAACTATTGCTCAAGTATCTTATGAAGACCTTCTCACTGCAATGGTTAACAAAACAATTGTAAATGTAAGGGTTCAGAATCCAACTATCACAGGTTCTTCAGTAGGAACAGTTTACTATCATCAATTTACTGGTTATATCACTGACCTTACTTTAAATCAGTCTACTACTGAATTCGTGAACTTCTCTGGTACTATTCAATCTTCAGGAACTCTTGATGTAATTGCTTAATTATGAACTACTGCACTTTAACTATCAATGGCACTAAAACTGGCATTAAATTCGGCATGGCATCATACCGATTTCTTCAAGGAAAGTTAATCGAAGGTATAACGCATCAAGGTGAGGAACTAAATGAGATTGGCATTGCTTATATACTTTATTCAGGTTATTGGAATAACTGCATCATTAAGGATGTAGAGCCTGAACTGACTTTCGCTGATTTCGTGGAGTTTATTGAGGGTAACCTTAAAAACCAAGAAGCACTGGCAGAAATTCGTAATGCGCTTGAATTATGGACAAAAAATGAGTTCATAAAACAAGCTGAAACAGGTGAAGCAAAAAAAAAGACCTCACCTTCGAAGAAATCGAAGCATTCGCCTTTGGGGAAATGATGCTACTGCCTGAAGAGTTCTATAAGATGTCACCACGGCATTTTTCACTAATGCTTAAAGGACATCAGGCAAGGAGAGTGGATGAGTACAGACAGACGAGGTTATTAATGTTTACAATGGTTCGTTTGCATGGAGATCCGAAATCTGCACCTAAATCACCTGAAGCACTTTGGGAATTGCCAGGTGATGAAGTAAAAGGAATGACCGATGATGACTATCGGGAAATATTTAAAAGATTGGTAAAATGAATGAAGATTTTATATTTCGGCTTGGTGCGGATGTAAGTTCATTTACCAAGTCTATCACCGAGGTCGAAAAGGAATTAGATAGCGCACGTAAAGCCATTAAAGGTGCTTTAGGGGATGATTTAGTAAAAGGTAATCAGTACGTTAAAGAACTTGAACAATCCCTAAAAAACCTTCGTTCTGTTGGCGTACAAGTGCCAGGAGCAAAGGAAGCAGCAAAAGAGATTGCTAATGTTTCTCCTGCTGCACAAAAAGCACAAAATACACTTACTGGACTTTCAGGTGTTGTAAGGGATTTGCCATTCGGATTTATTGCAATTCAGAATAACTTACCGATACTAATTGACCAGTTTTCTTCATTAAGTAAAACATCTGGGGGTGTTGGTGGTGCGATAAAGAATCTTACAGGAGCGTTGGTGGGGCCAGCAGGTGCAGCGTTTGCATTTGGAGCGGTTGTTTCTGTGGTCACAGGTGTAATTCAGAAATATGGTTCTTTAGGTAATGCAATAAAGGTTTTAACTGCTGACAATGCAGCACTTGTTGAAGCACAATTACAATTTGTAAAGGAATCAACGAAAGCAGCAGGTGCATCTGTTGTTGAAGAGTCTAAAGTTCGTATTTTAACAAAGGCACTACTTGATGGAAAAACACCTCGAAAGGATCAGATTGCTTATTACGAAGAACTTAAAAGGATTTCGCCTGATGTAGTTTCTGGCATAAGTGAAGAAAACTTAGGTACTGACGAGTCTAATAGACTCATTTCTCAAAATGTTTTATTACGTGCTGAGTTAGTTAAATTACAGATTCAAGAGGCAGGAATCAAAGCTGCAGCATCAACTAATGCGGAGGCATTGGCGATTGCAAGAAATAAAGAATCAAAAGCAACAAAAGACTTATCGAATTTCACGGCTGAATATAACGCAGTTTCAAAAGCATCAGGTCAAGCACCAAGAGCATTACAAGGTTCTGCAGCATCTATTAAAGCTGCAAATGCTGCATTACAATCTGCACAAAAAGAAATAAAACAATTAGTAGTTGTTGAAAATGAGTTTCTTGGTCAGCTTGACAAGATAACTCCAAGGGTAGCAGAGATTAATGGTATTTTTAAGGAGCAGAATGATGAACTAAAGAAATCAAACGAGGAGACTAAGAATGCTACTAATGAATCAAAGAAAAGACAAGCACAATTAGAAAGGGAGACAAAGGCATTAGAAAAAAGAACATTAGCAGAAAGACAAGCCAGAAGCCTAAGAGTTCCCGTTCAAGTCTCATTCGACATTGCAGAAATAGGAAAACAGAATCTTGGTGAGTTATATAAGAAAAATGTTGTAGATAAG